GCCTCCTACTTGAACCAGGCCGACGCGGCGATGGAGCCGTGCGAGCGAGGGTATGCCGGTCTCGTCGACCAAATGAGCAGTTTCAGCGGCTCGATGGATGCACGAACGGATCTGTACCAACTGGCCGATCAGGTTCGTTTCGTTTGCCTCGAGCGGTCGAGCGATCTTAGGGCAATCGCCATTCCGCGAGGCCTCAACGACGATCAGGAACACCGCGCTAAAGCGATGCGGGATGCTTGTGAGGGGGCGCTGGATAACATCGCGGTTTTTGCGAAAGCGATCAGGGAGGTGGCCGAGTACGGGTTGTCGCCTTCTCGCAATTCAGACGTCGATCGGTCGTTGGGACGAGTGAAAGGTGCCGTCCTTTCGTGCACCGCCTCGCGCAGCGCAATGAATACGGCCGCGCTTCAATGACCTTCGTTTTCGCCTGTCTGTTGGCGGTCGCGGTGGATGGCGACACGCTGCGGTGCAAGAACCTGACCGAGGCGAATGGTCGCGTCCGCCTGGCACGTATCGACACGCCCGAACGGGGCGAGCCGGGTTACGAGAAGGCAACAGAGGAGCTTGCCGCGCTGATCGAGGGACAAGAGGTCACTTGCACGCTGGTCGACGCCGACCCGCGCATCGCTGGTTTCCAGAACCGCGATCGATATGGCCGACCAGTTGCGCGATGCAGCGCCGGTGGGCGCGATCTGGGTGAAACGATGCTGGCGCACGGATATGCGGTAAGATGGCCGTGAGGGGAGAAGTTAATGGCTGACGAGATCGATGAGGTTCTTGAGCAAATCGAAGAACGGAAACGGCGTGACGAGGAAGCGGAGGCGTCGCGCTTAGCGGCCATGAGCGATAAGGACAGGGCTCGCGAGCAGATGTACGGCGTTTCCCAAGGCGCGCGGCAGCTCGTAGAGAACGTCATTTATCAAATGAATGGCCGAATTTCGAAGAACAATCTTCGGATCGACAATCCCGACGTGATGCCCGGTGCCGGCGGCATCGCCGGGGCTTCAACATACATGATGATGCTGTTCGACGAGGGGAAATCGGACGGAGATTGGCCTATCGCCTTCCTTGAGTTCCGCGAAGACCATGTTCTCGCTTATGTGAAGGCCAGCGGCCAGGCTGCAGTATATGAGCGCCAGATCGACCCGAAGGACTTTTGCGACGAGACAGTGCGCGAGCTCTTTATCCAACAGCTGAAGGCATACGCTGCCGACTAGCAGTTCTTGCAAATGAGCTGAGGAAAAAGGAAATTTCGATGTTCGATTACACTCCGCTCGATGACTGGTGCCGCGTGCCCACCTGGTACACAGGGCACAAGTTCGATCTCGATCGTCGCAAGGATGCGGTTGACGAGCTTATCCGACAGCCAGGCTTCGATGTTGCCGAAGCCGTTGCCTATGTTCGTGCCAATGCCGCTGATGGAATTTGGCCCGGGGAGGAGGCAAAGAAAGACGCGGCCTTGCGCGAGTTCGAGACGTACCTCCGCCAGCGCCTGAAACGGTAGAGCGGGGGTATCGCTCGGCAATTCGGGGGTATCGGCTAAATCGACCGAGTTTAGATCGCGCAATATCGCCGCCTTGCGCGATCGAGGCGGAGGGTGTCTCCGGCTCACTCATAGGCCCAAACCTTTCCTGCAGCGCCGTTTTCGCTATATGTTCCAGCGAGGACGGAGGCGCGGATGGGGTACGAGCCCCCTACACCCACAGCGCGAGCGGAAGAGCAGCAGCGGCGCAGGCTGACGCCGGCGATGGCCAGCTTCAGGCTGCTCGTGCTCGATTTCGTGCGCAACTACCTCGAGCGGAACGGCGCTTCGCCCAGCTATGGCGAGATTGGCGCAGGGCTCGATTGCAGCCGGACGCAGGTCAAGCGTGCGGTGAAGTCGCTCGTGCGTGACCAGCTGCTCCTGCAGGGGGATACTCCGCGCAGCCTAGCGCTCCCCACCGAGCGTGACCGGGCGCTCCGCGCGCTGCGCGGGCTCGGTTTCCGGGTCGACGAGGCCGCGCGCACGATCGCCGCACCGGTCACAGATCCGCCCCTGCTTCCACCTGCGGCGCTGCGCTATCCCGACCTCGACGACGAGGAGTGCGAAATCAATGGGTCAGGCGAGAAGGGCGGCGGCGAAACGGGAAGCCGATCGGGCGAGGCATCGCCATAAACTCGACGACGACTTTCGCCAGCGCCATCCCGAGCGTGCGGCCGAAGAAAGCGGCTTCCGCAAGGATCGGCGCGCACGGCGCAGAGCCGAGGAGAGCCGCGATCCCTATCGCGACGATGGCACCCCCGAAACAGCTCAGAAAGCGAAGGCTGTTAAGCAGGGCGCGCTGGCCCGCCTGTTCGCGCTAGGCCATCTGTCAGCCGACGAGCTGGCATGGAGCCAAGAGATCCGGCAGGTGGCCGATCGGATTGCGCGCGACGTTACGATCGGCACCTTCAGCCTGGAAACGCGCGTCGACCAGAGCCGCAGCGGCAATGGCGCTTTCTTCGAATCGCTGGGCGCTGTGCGCGGCGAAGTCGCCTATTCGGCCTGGCGCAGCGAACTGCCCGAGCCCGCACTAGTGCTTGCGATGATCGTCGAAGACGAGAGCTGGCGGACGGCGGCCGCGCGCTTCCATGTCGGCCCGGTGCGGGCGAAGAAACTGCTGCTCGACGCCCTTGGCAGGTGGCCGGAGCATAGCCGAGAAGCGCGCGAGCGGATTACCGAAGCGGATCTACTGGCGGCGCAGGCGGGGCTCGCTTGATGAAATCGGCAAATTCTTGCCGGTCACAGATTGGACCCTCGCATTCGATACGCTGAGCGCGCAAATCGACCCCGCGCGAATTGCGTCTCCCGCCCTCAGAGGCGTTGGCACTTCGTGACCCGAACCCAAGTTTGGCCCCCCCGAGAAGGCCCGTTCATACGCCGCCACAGGCGTGTGAGCGGGTCTTTTTGGTTCTCGCAAGGGAGAGCCGCCGATGCCGTTGCACGATCGCTGCCCCCCAAGGAAGGCGGGGAAGCCGAGCCTCGAGCAGCAGCTGGCGGAAGCGCAGGGGCAGCTAGACGAGCTGCTCGGCGAAGTGACCTGCGGGATTCGCAATTCGACACATTTCGACCAGCTCGAGGAACGCGGTAACGCGATCGGCGCTGGCATCCGCCGCGCCTTCCGAGGCGAGCGATGATCGATCTCGACAAGCTGGCCCAGCAAGCTTTCAGCGAGAAGCTGGACGACGTCGTCGTCGAACGCGCCTGGCTGGCGCAGGTCCATAGGGAGCTGATGGCCGGTCGGCAGGCGAAGGCCGAGCTGCTCCTGGTCTCCGAACGCCAAGAGCGCCATGCACCGCGGCAGTTTTGACGCGGTGACCGCGAGAACGATGACCCGGCGCGATCGCCTGGTCGAGGCGGTGATGGCACTGGCAGACGGGCACGGCGAAGTCGTCGAGCACAGGGCGCGCAGCTGGGCGAGCATCACCTTCAGCGGCACCCGTCACAAGCTGGTGATTGACTTCGAAGGCGCCACGGCCGTCGAGGCAGGCGAGGAGTTGATCGCCCGGCTCGAAGACCACGAGTTTTCAATCCCCGGCCAGCTGGTCGCCGACGCGGCGATCAAGGCCGTCGAGCGCGTGGCGAGCACCACGTCGCTGATCGTACACGCCGAACTGCTGCTGCTGGAGGCCGAATGAGCACTATCCGTGAACCGCGCACCATTGATGCTGCGACGAAGCTGGCCGAGCGCTTTGCCGAGATCGAGGGCGCGATCGGCGTCGTCGAAGCAGTCCGCAACGACGAGATCGCCAAGGCGAACGCACGTGCGGATGAAGAGAACGCGCCGCTGATCGAGGAGCGCGATCTCATCGCCACCAAGGTCTCCACCTGGTGGGGCAAGGGCGGACGCGAGCAGGCGCTGGGCGCCAAGCCAAAGTCCAAGTCGATCGAGCTCGGCGGGTGCATCCTTGGCGAGCGCGCGGGCAAAGCGACGCTGAGCGTCGCCGGCAAGTCCGCCGATGTCATCGAGCAGCTGGCCAAGCGCCGTTGGGCGAGCGAGCTGTTGCGCAAGACCGTGTCGCTCGACAAGCCTGCGGTGCTGAAGGCGATGACCGGCAAGCGTGCAACCGAGCTGAAGGAGCTTGGCTTCGCGATCGTGCCCGGTCTCGACCAGTTCTTCATCAAGCGCGCCGAGCAGGGCCAGACGCGCGGCTGAGGCTTGCCAAAGCGCGCGCCACTCTTCCGGCCGGTGGGCTGGAAGCCTCGCGAGCCGTGGCAACGGCCTGACAACTGGAAGGATCCTCGCAAACGGGGACGCGCAGGACAGCGCGATCGAGCGGCCGTGCTGGCCGAAGAGCCGTTCTGCAGGCCGTGCCTGGCAGAGGGAAGGCATGTCCGCGCGACGATCGTCGATCACATCGTGCCGCTCGAATGGTCGAGGTGCGACGAGCGATGGAACAAGCAAGGCACCTGTGTGCCGTGTCACGACGCAAAGTCGCTGGCTGAGCGGGTCGAAGGCAAGCCTAGTGACCTTGAGATCGAGCGCCGCCTCGCTCGTTTGAGGAATGATTGGCCGCTCCAATAGGGGGGGGAGGGTCGATCCCTTTCGGGATTTCCAGCGGACACCGCCGGTCTCCCGAAATTTTTACGCGGGCGAATTCAAAACTATAAAAGTTGCTGGCATTGAACGGCCGGGGAGGCTTGATGGGTAGCGGCGGCAGGCGCCCTGGTGCGGGTCGCAAGCGAGACGATCCGGCGGCAAAGAGGCTGCGAGGGACGGATCGGAAAGATCGGGACGGCGAAGCGCCGGCGCCGATGGTGCCCGGAGCGATGGTTGCACCTTCCTACCTCTCTTCTGACCTTGGCCAGCTGCTGTTCGGATCGATCGCACAGATCCTCGAGCAGCAGGGAAGAGCGTCACCGCATTACACGGACGTGGTTGCGCTGCTCGCCCAGCGGCTCGAACAGATCCAGCGCTGGCAGGCGGTGTTGGAATGTGAGGGCGACACCTACGAGGCGAAGACGCAGCACGGGTTCATGATCCGCAAGCGGCCGGAGGTGCAAATGCTCTCCGATGCGATGCGTCACGCTCATTCGCTGCTTGGCGAGTTGATGATCACGCCGGCGACGGCCTTGCGGCTCGGAGAAGGGCAGAAGCCGGAAGAGAACCCTTTCGCGATCCTCGCCGAGCTCTGAGGACTGTATGTGGAGACACGGGACTATGCGGCGATCGCGAAGCAATATGCACGCGATGTCGTTTCGGGAAAGCAACCGGCTGGCAAGTCGATCCGGCTGCAGTGCGAACGGTTTCTCCATGAGCTGACGCGTCATCGACGCAAGGATTTTCCCTACACATTCGACCCCAAGAAAGCTGCCAAGGTCTGTGCCTTCGTTGAATGCCTGCCACACACCAAGGGCAAGTGGGCGAGCCAGCGGGCGCGCCTGGTGCTCGAACCCTGGCAAATCTGGATACTCGCGCTCACGTTCGGCTGGCTGCACAAGGGCACCAAGCTTCGGCGGTTCCGCCGGCTGCTGCTGGTGGTGCCGCGCAAGAACGGCAAGTCAGCCCTCGCTGCGGGCATCGGGCTCTACATGCTGTGCCTCGATGGCGAGGCGGGTGCCGAGGTCTACTCAGGCGCAACGACTGAGAAGCAAGCGAAGGAGGTCTTCACACCCGCACGGCTGATGGCGCTGCGGACACCCCAGCTCACCAGCGCGTTCGGGATCGAGGTTCTCGCCAAGGCTCTGATCAAGCCTGCGGACGCGTCCAAGTTCGAAATGATCACGGGCGACCCAGGCGACGGGCAGTCGCCGAGCTGCGCGATCACCGACGAGTATCACGAACATGATGACGATCGGCAGGTCGACACCATGCTCACCGGCATGGGCGCGCGAGACCAGCCCCTGCAGGTCATCGTCACCACGGCCGGCTACAAGCTTGACGGGCCATGTTACGCAGAGATCCTCGAATGCCGGGAGCGCCTGGCGGGGATTGGCCACAATGGCGGGCCACCGCTCGACGACGACATGCTGTTCGTCGAATACGCGGCCGACGAAGAAGATGACTGGCGCAGCGAGAACACGCTGCGAAAGGCCAATCCGAATTACGGCGTTTCGGTTGGCGAAGAATACCTGCAGTCTCGACTGCGCGATGCCATCCGCAGCCCGCGCAAGGCTGCGATCTACAAAACGAAGCACCTCAATCTCTGGGTCGCCGCGAAGGCTGCCTGGTTCGATGTCGAACACTGGCGCAAGTGTACGCGCGACACGATCGCCCAACGCTCCAGCGAGGCGCTGACCGACGCCGACCTGCAGGGGCGGCGCTGTATCATCGCCGGCGACCTCGCAACGAAGATCGACATTGCAGCCCTGGAGTACCTGTTCCTGCCGATCGGTGGGAAGCCGACGCCCGACGATCCCTACATCCGGATCGGGCGGTACTTCCTGCCGAGTGACCGGATCGAGGACGTTCCGGCCTATCAAGGCTGGGATTCGGCAGACCTCCTCGATGTAACCGAGGGCAACGTCACCGACTTCGAGGAAATCGAAGATGCTTTGCGCGACGCGGCGTCGCGGTTCGATATCGAAGCTGTCGCAATGGATCCATGGCAGGCGGCGCAGATGATCCAGCGTATGCAGTCCGAAGGCCTGCCGATGGTCGAGTATCGGATGACGGTGCAGAATTTCTCCGCACCGATGAAAGAGCTCGATGCGTTGATGCGCGAGCAGCAGATCGTTCACGGCGGCTGCCCTGTGATGGAATGGCAGATCAACAACGTCACCGGCCAGCTCGACAAGAAAGACAACGTCTTTCCGAACAAGCCGCGCGCGGAAGCGAAGATCGACAATCCGGTCGCGCTAATGATGGCGATCGGCGTCGCGATGGCAGGTGAGGAGGAAGAAATGCAGACCTCGCCTTGGGATGATCCCGAGTACTCGCTCAATGGAGCCGACGTAGCGTGAGTCCCGACGATTACGTAAGCCAATCGGCGGCGCGGATCCTCGCTGAGAAGCGTTCGCTCGAAGACCCGAAGTACAAGCTTTCGGACAACCCCGAAGCACTCTTGCAACTCCTCGGAATTGCGGATCGCAACAATGCCCTGCCGGTCGTCTCGATCGACGCAGCCCTGCAGGTGCCAGCAGTGATGTGCGTGGTTGCATTTCTTTCGCGGACAATGGCGGCGCTGCCGCTGCCCACCTTCAAGGCTGGTGACAATGGCGCCAAGGTAGAAGACGATGCGGCCAGCCTGCTCAGCTTTGCACCAAACGAAGAAGAGACGAGCGTCAGCTGGAGGCGCTATCACTGGCAGCAGGTATTCACCGGCGGACGCGGCTGCAGCTGGATTGAGAGACTGGGGGACGGTCGGCCGGGCGCGATCTGGCCGATGGACCCGACGCTTACTTCGGTCCATCGCCGAAATGGCCGCAAGTTTTACCGCTTCGATGGCCGGGAATACGCAGCGACGGACGTGATCGACACGCCCTTCATGCTGATGCGGGACCAGCTGGGCAGCTACTCCCCAATCGCCAAGTGTAACAAGGCGATCAGCCTGGCGATCGCCATGGGCGACTTCGCGGGAGGCTTCTTCGGCTCCGGCGGTGTACCGCCACTAGCCTTGGAGGGCCCACTGCCGCAGGGCCAGGAGGCATTCCGACGGGCTCAGGATCAGATCAATCGCGCTGTCGAAATGGCGCGCAAAGCTCAATCTCCGTTTTTTGGTATGCCACCCGGCCACACGTTGAAGCCGGTCGGGGTCGAACCCGACAAGAGCCAGATGGTCGAAGCGCGCCTCTTCCAGATTCAGGAGATCGCCAGGATCTGGCAACTCCCCCCGGTCTTCGTGGGCGACCTGAGCAAGGGAACGTTCTCCAACACCGAGCAGCAGGATCTACAGCTCGTAAAGCACCTGATCGGCCAGTGGGCGAAGATCTTCGAGGATGAGCTGACGCTGAAGCTTTACGGGTGGCGCAATCCGTCTCGGCGGGTGAAGCACAATCTCGACGGGCTGCAGCGCGGCGACTTCAAGAGCCGCATCGAAGCTCTGGCCCGTGCGATCCTGACCGGTCAGCTGATGCCTGACGAGGCGCGCGCTCTGGAGAACCGGCCGCCGGCACCGGGAGGCGACCGCCTTTACGTCCAGCAGGCGACGGTGCCGCTAACCGAGGCGGGAATAGGCCATAATGGCGGACCGCCGCTCAACGAGAATGAACCACAGTCCGATTCGGGCAATGATAAGGAGAACGGCGAGGATGGCGACGCCGGCGACGATCAAGACAAGTGACGCGCGCGAGCAGCGTTCCTTCTGCGGCGGGCTGGAGCTTCGCGCGGAAGGTGATGGCGAAAGTGGGCGGACTACGAAGGGCTATGCTTGCCTGTTCGACAATGTCACCTCGATCGGCGGATATTGGCAGGAGCGGTTTGCCAAGGGCGCCTTCAGCAAGTCGCTTGGCGAACGCGATGTCGTTGCGCTCCACAGCCATGACGACGGCCGCCCAATGGGGCGGATGAGCCGCGACACCCTTCGCGTCACGGAAGACGACAAGGGCCTCGGCTTCGAAAACGACCTGCCCGATACGCAGGATGGCCGCGACCTCGCCACTTCGATCGACCGAGGCGACATCGAAGGCATGAGCTTCCGGTTTCGCGCCCTGAAAGAAGAATGGGACGAGACGCAGGACCCGCCGATGCGGACGGTGATCGAAGCCGAGCTGTTCGAAATCACCTACACTGCATTCCCGGCCTATCCCGATACCGAGGTCGGGATGCGAAGCCTGGAGCATGCACGCGCCGAGCGCAGACAGCACAACCGGAGTGGGGCACGAGCTCGCATCAGGATGAAACAGGAGCAGGCTGAGCGCCGACTCTGAACAGGTACCCGGTCGCTAAGGCCGGAGGTGGCGAAGGCTTCCCGCTTCTCGCCCTCGATCGCCCGCCTCTGGCGGGTTTTTTTATGTCCAGGAGAGACAGATGATCCTTACGCAGTATTACGAGGAGCGGGGACAGCTGGTGGCTGAGGCCCGCAGCGTGCTCGACGGGCTGGCCGACAACGCCAGCGAAACCGAGATCCAGGCCGCCGAAGAACGGCATGACGGCATCATGGCGAAGGTCGACGCGCTCGACAAAAAGATCGAGCGCGAAGAGCGCATGGCCGCAGCGGAGCGCACCGAAGAAGAGCGCCGCAGTCGCCAGCGCCCCAACGGGCGCGACGGCAGTGCGCCCGCGATCGATCAGCCGAACGACGACGAAGAGCGCAGCGAAGACGAACGTCATGCGGAATACCGCGATGCGTTCTACGCCATGCTTGCGGCCGGCGGCGATCACTCCGCGCTTTCGAATGAGCAGCGCGCCCTGCTGCGCGTCGGCTATGTCGAGAACAAGTCTGAACAGCGCACGCAAACCGCTGGCACCCCGTCGGCGGGCGGCTATACCGTGCCGACCACTCTGGCGAGCAAGATCGTCGAGGTGATGAAGGACTGGGGGCCGATGTACGACCCCGGGATCACCGACGAGATGGTCACTAGGAGAGCCGAGGAAGTAACCGTGCACGGAGAGTGGTTCACCCCTCACGTCATCGAACCGGCATTCGGAATCGACCGAATCATCTGGCACATCCTCGACCATGGATTCACCGAGACAAAGAAGGAGGGAGAAGAGTACAGCATAATGAGCCTCGACCAGACAGTAGCCCCGTTCGACATCGCGATACTGCCGCTGTTCGACAAGGACGGTATGGGGGATATCGCGAGGCAGGTGTGGGCCAGTGTGAACTCGATGCCCGGAGTGAGGGGCGAGCTTGACTCTAGCAAGTCGATAGGCAGACGCTACGCTAGGGTGGACGAGATTGGAGTCCCCTGGGCAATCACGGTGGATCACACGACCTTAGAGGACGGAACCGTGACTGTGAGACGCAGGGATGACCAGGAACAGGTCAGGGCGTCGGTAGATGAAGTGCTGTCCAGACTCGCTTCGGGTGAGGTCTCCTCGCTGTTCTGACAGCCAATCTTCATGGGGCCTCGTTACGACCCTCTAACGTGGTAGGACAGCGAGAGCCAGAAGATTGGACCGAGAGGCACCGTCCAGAGACCCTGGGACTGATGGAGGGCAACGAGTCCAAGCTCAGGAAGATCAGGCACTGGCTCGATCAATGGGAGGGCGGCAAGCCTCCTGAGAAGCGCGGATTACTGCTCTCCGGCCCACCCGGCGTCGGCAAGACAACACTGGCTCGGGCAGCAGCCCTCGAGAGAGGCTGGACGATGATAGAGCTGAACGCTTCCGGGGAGAGGAACGCGGCTGCTATCAGAAGATCTGCAACACAGGGCTCCCAGCACATCTCGATCGACCAGTTCTCCGGGGGCGGGATTCCCAGTGGCAGGACTCTGATCTTGCTCGATGAAGTCGACCATCTGAGCGGTGGCTTCGCCAAGATCTCCGACGAAAGAGTGGACAACGTGATGAATCTCGAGGAAGACGCCCTAGTGCTCAAGGGGGATTCGGGCGGGAAAGCAGAACTGCTGAATCTGCTTAATTTGACCCAGCAGCCTGTCATCATGACCTGCAATGACCCGATGAGGCTGTGGGGCCGAGGCAGGAGCTGGAGGAGGAACAGGGACAGGCTCCTGAGGCTGGCTGAGTTAGTCAACTTCAGTAGAGTTGGGAAACTGCACCTCAGGCGCGTCGCGCACCGGGTCCTCGATGCCGAGGGCAGGAACATGGACCCAGAGGCCCTAGAAGCCCTAATAGACGGCAATCCAGGGGATTTGCGGGCCTTGGTGAGGGACCTACAGGCAGTATGCGTTCTCAGTGAGGGACACATCGGAATATCCGCTGTTGAGGATCTGGCCGCAGTGGCTAGAAGAGATTCGCAGATTGATGTGTTCAGGGCCCTACGTGACGTCTACAATTGCCGGTCCGGCGAGCAAGCGGGGCGTATCCTGATGGCATCGGACAAGAATCCTGACGAGATGATTGCCTGGTTCGCGTGGAACAACCAGACCCTGTTCGATTCGGACGTACTCGCAGCCATCAGCCCGGCCATGTGCAAGGCCGACAGATCACTAGCCACTAAATTTACCAACAGAGCCTTCAGATCGTGGTACTGGGGCTCGGCACTGTCTGCTCAAGCAGCCGTCGCCCATGCTCCCATCGACACCGGGGCAGACCCTTTCCTAGCTTACCCTGACTTCCTTCGTATAGGTGGAGAGGCATGGCGGACGAGCACTGTGGTCGAGCATCTATCCGACGACCTCGGAACTAGCAAGGCATCCATCAGGGAGGACCTCTGGCCCAACCTACTGGCCGTACACGACTCGACCCTGGGTGGGGACCCTGACGAGTTCGCAGTCGCCAAACACCTGGGTCTGAGAGGAGAGGACCACCTCGCCATGCATGGCATCCCCCGAAGCAGGAGGGAAGCCAAGAAAATCCTCGCGGCATTCGAGGAGGATGAAGGGCAAGGGTTGCAGATCAATGAGCTGTCAGACACGCAGGAGTCGGACGCGGACTCAGGCGGGGAAGGGCTGGGCGGCGCGCAGTCCTCCCTGGACTCCTTCTGATCACTTAGAGCCAGACCATGTCCTGGGGTGGAGCAGGACCAATACTGTCAGCAGCTCGAGACGGCCTAGCCACATCAGCATCGTAGCGATTATCATACTGGGCTCGCTCAGAGTGGCCCATGTGCCAGTGGGGCCAAAGGCCCCTAGGGCTGGACCGGTGTTACCCAGCAGGGATATGGAGACGGACAAAACGTCGGTCATCTCAAGAGAGGGCTCAAGGAATGAGATGGCCAGCATCGAGGCCATCACCAGAACCATCCACGAACTGAGCATTCCGAGGACTATCCAGATCTTCCTCTCCTCGATGACCTGCTGGTTGAAGCGAATCGCAATGACCTGGCGAGGTTGGATGATCTTCAGCACCTCCCTCTTAGCCAACTCGAAGGCTATCCTGATTCGAAGCACCTTGAGACCACCACCTGTAGAACCAGCGGAGGCACCAATTACCATCAGCAGCAGGAGGACGAACTGGCTGAACACCGGCCAAGTGGCGAAGTCGGCGCTGGAGTAGCCGGTGCTTGAAATCGATATGGCTTGGAATAAAGCCTGCCTGATAGCCACGAGGGGAGCCATTTCCTCAGTACCCCCGCTCGTGCCTTCCCTGTACAGGTTGAATGCCATAGCGAGCCATGCAACGAACAGAATCAGCAGGTAGGTGCGAAGCTCCTCGTCCTTCAAGGCATCCTTGGATCGTCCAGCCAGAACGAGGTGAAGGAGGCTGAAATTGATGCACGTCAGCAACATGAAGACCATCAGTATGACTTCGATCCTAGCGGATTCGAATCCCATGATTCCGCCATCTGAGGTGCCGAATCCTCCCGAGGGCATTGTGGTCAGTGAGTAATTGACTGCATCGAAGACGCCCATGCCACCGAGGAAGTGGAGCAGTCCCATCTCCAAGACGGTAAGCACCACGTAGATCATCCACAGACGTCGAGCGGTCCACTGCAGGGTCGGGCCCAGACGTGACAGGGAAGGGCCTGTCAGCTCAGCCCTGGCAAGGGACATCCCCCCGCCGAGGACACGAGACAGAATGAGCAGTCCTAGCATTATCACTCCCATTCCACCGAGCCATTGCGTCATGGAACGCCATAGGATCAGGCTACGATTCTGGCTGCCGATGCAATCATCCACTAACTCGGTGCAAACTGGACTGGTCAGTGGGTCGATCACACTGGCTCCCGTGGTGGTGAAGCCAGACATGGACTCGAACCACGAATGCAGCAAGCCGCGGAGGATCTCCAGGAAGGTCGCTTCACCCGCCATAAGCTCCAACGGGCCGTAGAACATGCCACCCAGCCAGTATGGCAGAGCGCCGA